CGTGAGTAAGGACGGCATAGTGAGCTGGTGGTGCGCGGCTACGCGGGTAAAGGTGGTTTATATTGCCAAGCAATGTCTTTAACGTGGCGTAGTCATCCCGTTCTGAAGCCTCCGACGATGGAGGAGATGGCTCGGATGGAGCCTGCCAAGCTGGTGAAGCTATGGGAGCTTTACCATGAGGCTATTGAGAACGCGGAGAAAGATCCGTATAGGTACGGGTTTGTGCTGCCGAATTGGGACAAGGCGGATGAGCTATTGTCCAAGAAGAATGAAATCTTGATTAGCGGGGGTAACCGTTCAGGTAAAACGACTTACGCTGCGCGGGCTTGTGTAAAGGCCGCTATCGAGAATCCCGGCTCCGTCATCTTCTGCTTTAGCCAGAATGCGGATGTGTCTATTAGACAGCAGCAGAGTGCCATCTATGATGCTCTTCCAGAGGAGATGAAGAGGAAGGTGCTGGGTACGGAGGAGAACGTCTCGTATACGCGAAAGAACGGGTTCTCTAAGGCCAGCTTGATTCTGCCGGGATCGCTGAGCCAAATCATCTTCAAGACCTATGCGCAGTTCTTGAACAACGATACGATTCTTGAGGGCGCGGAGTTGGGTAGCCGGGATCCGAAGTGGATCAATATTGGGACGTGGTGCGACGAATATCTAATTGGGCCAGAACTTCTGGCTACATTGCGGTTTCGTCTAGCCACCCGTAACGCCAAGATGATAGTGACGTTTACCCCTATTGATGGTTACACGGAAGTTGTCCGTGACTATATTGAGGGTGCGCGGACTCTGGAGAGCCGGGAGGCTGAGCTTCTAGACAACCGCAGGGTTCCGTATACGCAGGAGTCTAAAAACCGGAGTGCGTACATCATCTACTTCCACAGTAGCGACAATCCGTTTGGCGGATATGACCGCATCGCGGAGGATCTGAAGAACCGTCCCGAGGACGAAATTCTATGCCGTGCCTACGGCGTTCCGACGAAGAGCAAGAGTACCCAGTTCCCCAACTTCTCGGTAGAGGTGAACGTCGTACCGCATGAGAAGATTCCCACTAAGGGGATCACTCGCTACATGATCCTTGACCCCGCTGGCCGAAAGAACTGGTTCATGGCTTGGATTGCCGTTGATGAGAGCGGTACATTCTGGGTCTACCGGGAATGGCCGGATGTCAACGTGGGGGATTGGGCCAAGTGGCATGGTGGGAAGTGGATTGGCGGCGAAGGCTCTAAGGGACTAGGATATGGCATCCGCGATTATGTGGAGCTAATTGGTAACTTGGAGGAAGGCGAGACTGTCTTTGAGCGGCTGATTGACCCACGCTTGGGTGCCGCGAAGTACCAGACGCAGAACGGGGCGTCGTCTATTATCGAGGACTTGGCAGATGCGGGACTAGCGTTCGTTCCCGCGCCGGGACTAGACATTGAGGATGGACTACAAGCATTGCAGACCAAGATGGCCTACAATCGCAAAGCCCCGATGGATAGTGTCAACCGTCCCCACTTCTACGTTTCCGACCGCTGCCAGAACATCATCACAGCCCTACAGGAGTACACGTCTGAGGGTGGGCCTGATGAAGCGTGGAAAGACCCTGTAGACGTAATCCGGTATGCCGCGATTGATGGCATCCGCTACGTCGATGAGAAAGCATTTAACACCAACCGTCGCAAATCTGGAGGATACTAATGGAACCTATCAATACCCCCGTCATCGCGCTGGCCGACAAGCTGGGCGTTCCCGTCAATAAGCTGCTGGAGATTAAGAACCTCAAGCTGGTTAAGGGCGAGCATTACACAGGCTATGGCAAGAACACCTACTTTACGCCCAAGGGTGTTGAGGAAGTGGAGCTTGCTTTGGAGATCCCGCTGGCTGTACCGGACAAGCTAAACGGTGTGGTGCTGCACCCCGCGCGCAACCCTGATTGGGTGATGGCGCGGTTGGAGCATCAGGACGGGAAGATCCCGGTGAAGATTGGCCGTAAGTTCCGTGGTAAACTTATCGGCAAGAGAATCTTAATCGACGCTATTACGGACGCGAGCGGGTCCACTACCTATCGCCATGCAGAACTCCGAGGATGACCCAACATCTAATCGGGAGTGGCTGGCCGAGCAGGTGGATCGCCTGCTTGGGTTTGAGATATTGCATCGTTCGATTCACGCAACGTATCAACCTTTAGAAGCTACCGCACTCTCCGACAAAACCGGGATAGACCGCAACGCGGCTAAACGGATTATCAACAACTTACGCAAAACGCTACATGACCACCGAAGATAATACCGAGGCTCTGACCTACGCCGCGAACAAGCCGAACGTCAAGGCTCTGGTTGAAGCCTTCGACCGTACCGCCAACGATCTGGAGTTCTACTTCGATCAATGCCGCGACAGCTATGACTATCGCCGCAACATTTGGCCGGGCAAGTCGGACGATCTTCGTAAGCATGGCCCGGAAGCGTTTCCGTGGGATGGGGCTGCGGATAACGAGGCTCACGTCATCAACGAGAGAATAAACCGTTACATCGCTTTGTTCATGTCGGCTATGGTGCGTGCTAACATCCGCGCCTATCCGGTGGAGATGGGCGACCTCAATCGCGCCCGCACGGTGAGTGCGTTCCTCAAGTGGATGGTGGCGTCCTACATCCCCGGCTTTAAGCGGCAGATGGAACTGGGTGCCAACTATCTGTTGGAGCGCGGGCTGTGCGTTACTTACGTTGGCTGGCAGCGCGAAGACCGTACGTTTAAGCAGACGCTAACGCTCGATCAGTTGATGGCTCTCAGCCCCGACATCGTGCGGATGATTCTGGAGAAGGAGAACGACTCGCAGATGATTGCGCTTCTCCAGCAGCAGTTTAACAACATTCCCGAGAAGAAGGCTAAGCGCATCCTCAACGACTTGCGTAAGACGGGCCGCGCCGAGTTCCCTGTAGTTCGCCGCAGCGTTGACCGTCCTTGGGTACAGGTGGTGGCTCCTGATGGCGATGTCTTGTTCCCGGCCTATGCTACGGATCCGCAGCGTGCGCCGTATTGCTTCTGGCGTTGTTTGATGACGGCTCAGGAGCTTCGTAACAAGATTAGCTCCGAGGGCTGGGATGCCGACTGGGTGGAGTACGTCATCGAGAACTGCAAGGAAGCGGGAGACCCCCTCCGGTTGGAACGCCGCAATCAGTTCACTTACACCACCGTGACGTACGATGCGTCGGAGTTGTATGAGGTCATCTATGGCTATCAGCGACTGATCGACGAAGAGGACAACTCGGAGGGGATCTATTGCACGGTGTTCCATCGCGAGGTGTATGGCAAGCAGGAAACCCCTGACTTTGCGAAGTTTGAGCTGATGAATGGCTACGAGGACTACCCCTTCGTTGTCACCAAGCTGTCTGAGGACAACAAGCGTCTCTACGATATTCAGTCGGTGCCGGAACTGCTGAAGGGCATCCAATGGCAGGTGAAGACGGAGCGCGATAGCCGCGTTGACCGCAACAGCCTAGCCACCATGCCGCCCATCATGCACCCCGTGGGCAACGCCCCGTCCGATTGGGGTCCGGGTCGCTACGTTCCTTATCGCCGCGCTGGCGAGTTCCAGTTTGGTCCTACGCCTCCGTACAATCCCGGCAGCGTTGAGATGGAGCAGACGATGCTCGCGCAGGCCGACAAGATCCTTGGCCTTGATGTTGGCAACCCGCTATCGGGCGTTCAGCAGCAATACTTTGTAGACAAGTTCCTCAATCACGTTCGTGATGTATTGCGTCTTGCTTACAAGTGCTTCCAGCGTTTCGGCCCAGACGAAGTGTTCTTCCGCGTTACGGGTGTCTCGGACCCGCAGCGTTTCAACAAGGGCGACCCGAACGAGAACTTCGACATCATCATTAATTATGACGTTCTTCAAAATGATCCCGAAAGTGTTGAAGCGCAGTTGGCGCAGTTTGCGAACCTTCTGCAACTCGACCGCAACGGTCGTATGGATGTCGATATGCTTCTGGAGCTGGGGGCTGCGTCAATTAATCCTGTCGTCGCAGACGCCATCCTTCGACCCGCTGGTCAAGCCCAAGACCAAATCACCAAGCAAGTCACGGACGATCTCTCTAAAATCTACGCAGGCATTGAAGTTGGTGCGCGTCCGAACGGAGCGCAAATCGCTCTTCAAGTGATCCAGTCGTATACGCAGCAGCCTGATGTTATGCAGCGGCTGCAAAACGACCAAGCGTTCCAAGCCCGCTTCCAGAAGTACGTCCAGCAATATCAATTCCAGATGACACAGCAGCAGAACGCCCAGATTGGACGCATTGGTACTGCTCCTGCCGCGATGGGTCAGACTAATACTCAGACCATGCAGCAGACTCCGACTGCCTAATGAACAAGACCGACAACCTCGACTCGCTCATTCACATCGACGCCTATGTCGATTTCCTTCAGGGGATTTACGCTATCCGTGAATCCCTGATTCAGCAGATGCACGATGTCCCATCTGATCGCATCCAACAGATCAGCGGACGTATCCTCCAATGCGACGACATCCTATCCATGGGTGGGTACGATAAGATTGTTTCTCGTAGAGGGAATGTTTGATGTTTCGTTTCACGCCGCTTAACGAGCGGCGGAACAACTGAAATAAAAGAAACCCCTTACAAGAAAGGGGGGTTGTAGGGGGGAAATAAAGTGGGTGTCAAGCCTATTTTCACACCCCACAATTTATTGGCTAATTTCTCGTTCCCTGTGCTGTGATATGATGCAGCTATCGCCAACGCGAGGCGTTAAAACGCGGAAACCCAAAATGTCTGAAGAAGCTACGTCCGTCGCCGGGGACGCTAAAACGTCGGTGGAGTCAGAAAAGTCCAACATGACAGCGAGCCAATACGCGGTTCGCCGTCTCGGTGAGTTGAAGGCCAAGCCGGATGGGGCATTGAACCCAGCCAGCCGTCCTCAGCCCACTAGCCAATCCGCGCCAGCGGCAGAGCAGGAAGAGGAGCAGGCGAGCAACGACCAAGCCTCCACTTCTGAGTCTCAGCCCGCAGGCAAGGACGTTCCTTCACAAGTCGAACTCTCGGAACTCTCCGATGAGGATATTGCAGAACTAGCTCAGAAGGGTAAGTCTGGGCTGCTGAAGCGCATTGCTGAACTTACAGCCAAGCGAAAGCTCGCCGAGGAGAAGGCAGCGCAACTGGAAGCCTACATGGCCCAGCAGCAGAACAACAAGCCCCTTGAGCCGAAAGTAGAGAACAACCCCTACGCTAACATCGCCTCTATCGAGGACTTGGGCAAGAAGGCTCAGGAAGTGAATGATGTTGTTGAGTGGGCAGAGGATGTTCTGGATCGCGCTGAAACCCTTGGCTACGAAGACATCGCAGCTACGGTTGATGGCCGCGAACTGACTAAGGCTCAGGTAAAGGAGACTCTTCGTAACGCCCGCAAGGCCCGCGATAAGTACCTCCCGGCGCAGAAGAAGGAGATTGAAGCTGTAATGCAGCGTAAAGGTCTCCGCTCTGCTTTTGAGCAACAGGCTGTCAAAGAGCTTGATTGGCTTGCCTCGCAAGAGGACAACGACATCAAGCGCCAATTCTTTGCAATGCTTAACGATCCGCGCCTCAAGGATGCGGAAAAGGTATTGCCGGAAGTGGCTCCTCAGTTGCCTTACATCTTGGCCCATGCGGCCAATTCGATGTTTGCACGCAAGGTGATTCCGATGGACGGCAAGCCGTCTCCGAAGCTGACGCCCCCCGGCGCACCGTCTAACGCGGTTGCTGCTGGTGATCGGACGCCAACGGCGGGAGAACGCAACGTAAAGGAAGTGTCTAAGCGATTGGCGGACTCAGGAAGCGTAAGCGACTTCATTGCCCTTCGTGCTGCACAACTCTCTAAACGCAAATAACCTACTACTACAATGGCCTTTTCT